TATGGTATAATAAATATCTGATTATTTATAATCACTATCAAAGGAAATCATGGCAGAAGAAAAAAGTTCAAGGCCTAGAGTTATTGTAGATGTAAACAAGCATGGAATTAGGCGAGAACGAAACATAGATTTTGTTAAGAAAAAGTTTAAAGATGAAGATGAGTTGAATCCTAAACGTAAAAAGAAAAACCAAAAGTGACAACAACTCCTTTTTCAGTTATAAAAAATATGTTATGGGATGATTATGGATATACTCTTTCAGATGATCCTTCATATATGACTAAAAAAATTATTGACAAATTAGAAAATAATGGATATAAAATTATTCCTTTTATCTTAAATGATAATCCTGATGGAATGAACGGTAGAGAAAGTAATCCTAATAGACAAGGGCTAGATCAATGAAACAGTTAATGCATTTTACTGCAAAATGGTGCACTCCATGCAAAGCAATGGAACCTGTTATTGAAGATTTCAGACGTAGACATCCAGATGTTATTTATACTAAGGTAGATATTGATGATGATATGCAAACTGCGGTTGATTTTGCTGTAATGGGTGTTCCAACATTTATATCTATTATTGATGAAAATTTATTTGAAAGAAAAAGTGGTCGGGCTACTATATTTCAATTAGAGGCATTGTTTAATTAATGCAAACACATAAGGATTTTTTTGAACTTGACAAAGTTACTTGGGGTCCATACTTAGATAAACAAGGACAAACAAAAAACAATATTCTTTATAGAAAAAATAACTATGAATATCGATGTGATGATTTTACCAATAAGCATGATAAAAAACATATTTTATTTTCTGGTTGTTCTATGACTGCTGGCAATGGATTAGAAGAGTCTGAAGTTTGGTCTAAAATGTTATATAAAGAACTAAATAAAAATAATACACATTCTGGATATTTTAATTTAGCAATTTCTGGTCATTCTGTTGCAAAAATAATTCACAATTTATTTAAATATTTTAAATTATTTGGAAATCCAGAAACTATTTTTTTGTTATTGCCACCCATAGATAGAGAGGATGCTTTTTATAAAGATAATGTTTGTGAAGAAATGTTTTTTTATAACTACCTTATGCTTGAACAGTATTGTTTTTCTAATAAAATAACATTAATAACAACATTTTGGAAAGACTATCAAGATAGAAAAATTTCTTATAAATTTTTAAAATATAAATGGTGGGCTTTACATCGTGAGTTTGAAAAAAAAGATGTATTTAGTTGTTTTGATACAATTTTTCAACCTTTGGCTTCTGAAAATTATACAAAAGAAATATTTAATTATTTAGAATTAAATAAAAATCATCCAAGATTATGGGATGCAAACGATGGGGACAATAGTGCTGATATTCATCCTCATCCAGGAATAGAAAGACAATACTTATGGTATAGAGATTTCAAAAAACAATATGAAGATTCTTTAACTATTTTATAATCTTACTATTATATTTATTTTCCCAATTAACTATATCTGTTTCATCATTTAAAAGTGGTTGCCCTTTTATATTTAAACTTGTATTTAAAAGAATTGGCACTCCAGTTTCTAAATAAAATTTATTAAGGACCCTGTATAATCCTGGATGCTGTTTTTCATTTACTGTTTGAACTCTAGAAGTTCCGTCAACATGAACTACAGAAGGAATATCCTTTGGTCTTTTACATTTAACCGCATACTGCATATATGGAATAGATGTAGTTGGCATTTCAAACCATTTATCTGCCAAGTGTTCTAATACTACTGGAGCAAATGGTCTAAATTCTTGTCTTTCTTTTATTTTATTTACCCTGTTTTTTATCTCGGGATCTCTTGGGTCTGCCAAAATACTTCTATTACCAAAGGCTCTAGGACCATACTCTGCTCTTCCAGAAGCAACTGCAACTATTTTTTCTTCTTTTAAACCTTTTAAAATTTTCTCAACTGGATATGCCCCACCTAAATCATGCCCTAAATATGGACCTTCCCATTTAATATGTTTGCCATATAACGCTGCTGCTGCACCCAATGAACTTCCAGCATCTCCTGGATTAGGCATAATCCAAACACTATCAAAGACTTCCCACAATTGTGTATTAGCAGAACAATTTAAAGCACAACCACCCATAAAAACTAAATTCTTTTTACCTGAAATTTGTTTAGCCTTTAGCATAAAATCAAGTAATCTGATTTCATATACTTTTTGAACTGCTGCTGCAATGTCAAACTTATCTTGTGCAAAAATATTATAAGGCCAATCAGATATACCTTTATGAAAATTATATTTTTGTGTATCTACATTTGGAAAATATTCTATAACTTCTTTATAATATTTTTTCCAATCTCCATATCCTGCCATTCCCATCATAATATACTCTTCCTCATTTGGTTTTAAACCAACTAATTGAGTAAAAGCAGAATAAAATAATCCAAAACTAAATGGATAGGTTTGTTTTTCTAATAAATTAATTTTATTATTTTCTCCATTGTAGATAGACGAAGTTGTCCACTCTCCAACTGAATCCAAAACTACTATAACTGCATCATCAAACTCACTTGTAAAATATCCTGCTGCTGCATGCGAATAATGGTGATTAAAATTTGTTATCTTTATTTTTGATGTATCAAATTTAGTTTTAAATTTGGGCTTCCAATCTGAAGCACCACCAAACAGTAGCCTTGATTTTTTTAACCAAGGTTTTTCATAGTATGCTATCTGATCTGGATACCCATATTGAAATGCATCATCAAATAATTCTTGACAATTATACCAATCGTTTTTTATTTTACTATATCTTTCAGAATGCCCTGCAAATAATATATTTCCATCTTCTATTAAAGATATAGAGGCATCATGAGAAGTTCCATTAATTCCAAGAATAATCATCAAAAATCCTTTCTAAAACTTTATGTGCCCAATATAAATTTTCACCTTGACCTGCATGAATATTATCTTCGGCTTGTATAAATAAATCATTATTGTTATTTTTTAAAGAATTTGCTAAAAGATAGTTTTCAACCTCTTTATTAGTAATAAGAATGTATTCTTTAAGATTAGTTAAAAGACTATTTCCAAAAATAGTTAATTCATCACGCAAAGAAAATGATTTTAAAGGTTCATAATATGCCCAACTAAACATTATAAGTTTTATATTATTAGTTTTACAATACTCTGCAAACAATTTAATAATATCAAAACAATACATAGACATAGACTCCATAATATTTTTATTTTTAACATTTTCTTGGAGTTGGGTATAGTTTAAAATTTTTTCATCAGGAAACTTTTTTTTATTTAATACCCCATATCCTCGCCAGCATTCTGTTAAATTTAAAACTATAATATCTGGTTTTCCATATTCATTAATATAGTTTATAGTATTTTTAATTATGCTAAAATTATTATTGCCACCAAAAGCAATATTAAAATATCCAGAACAACTAACTTTATTATCTACATAGTTATAAACAATTTTACTCCAGGTATCTTCTAAATCAAGACCTTCTCCAAATGTTTGAGAGCATCCATTAAAAAGTAAATGCTTTGCTTTATGAGACTTAATAAATTCATCAGATCTATATGAATAAGAGTTTAAGTTATATTCTTTTGCCTGCAAAAATTTTTCAGTAATTGCTGGATTTGGTAAAATTTTGATTGAAACAAAATCTTTTGAACTATGAGGAATCCAATTATTTTTTTTAATAATACAATCCTTACTTTAATATATAAACTTTCTTTTTTTAAATTGCTTTCTTATTTTATATAATACAAAAAAATTTTTAATTTTATTTATTATTTTAAAAAATAAAGTTTTCATTTGTATTTAGTGCTTCGTAAATCTAAAAGCAGAACCATCCCATAAAGATTTTCCAAATGCAGGTTGTGCTTCATCTTGTAAACTAAAAGCACTTCCCTCCCAAATTTTTTCTTTCCTATTTTTTTCACGATTAACTATTGCACGACTCCAACTAAAACCAGCATCTCCACCCCATGCATCCCACATAATTCTTCCATTTGATGGGAACTCTGGGCCAGAATAAAATCCTTTACCTTTTTTATCTACTTCATGACGGGAAAAGAAAGAGTATATTCTTTTAACGGTGTCAAGGGACATTGCTGAACCATTAACAATATCTGTTGCTCTACCCCAACCAACTGGAGTTCCTGCACCTGTTGCTTTTCCATCTTCTTTCCATTTAAGAGCACGTCTTGCAGCAGCCTTCATTCCAGAAGTTGGTGTATACGTCTCAGCCATTATTTACTAAAACCTCTTGTATCAAACATACTTCCATCCCAAATTGATTTTGCTGCAACTGAGTCTGATTTGTATGTTCCACCACGACGCTTGTATTCTTGAACTACCCAAGAATTTGCAACGGCTGATGGGTATACATCAAATTTATCTTTTGCTGCCTGTACAACTCTAGCATAAAGTTTTGGATTTGATGGAGTAGATCCACCACTTCTTGGTTTAATAAAATCAGCATAGTTTGGTTTCTTTGCCTTGTCAATTGATTCGTAATTTTCTTCCATATTAGAGTTCTCCATTTCAGTATCTTTCATATCAACAACTGTAGCATCTTTATACATCATACCAATGCTGTATGCTGTTGGTTCCCACATACCGTTTTCTTTTTCATAAATTCTAACAGACATTGCTGGATTTTCTGGTGGCATAGATTCTAAAGCATACTCTGATCCAGGTGTGCCTAATGTTCCGCCTTCATTCATGATGTGTTCTACAACTCCATGCATTACGCCTTCAGTTGTTTGCCCCATCACAAAACTTCCTTCGTATATCATGCTTTTAGTATAGCATATATTCTGGTATAATTGTAAAACTAACGATTGGAAAAAATGGCTCATATTGTATTTTTAGGTAACTTTGAAGTCTCATATAGTAGTGAGAATCATCATGCTAAGTCTTTAGAGTCTCTTGGCCATACCGTTTGCAAATTGCAAGAAAGAACAATTAAGGATAGTTTTGTTCTTGAACAAGCAATGAATAGTGATCTTTTTATATGGGTGCATACACACGGCTGGGTGACTCCTGGAAGGCTTGGAATGGGTCACGTGCTAGAAGAGTTAAAGAAGGCTAATATCCCCACAATGACATACCATTTAGACCTATGGTTTGGTTTAGAAAGACAGAAAGACCTAGAAGAAGATGATTTTTATAAAACAATTGGGCACTTCTTTGCAACAGATAAATTAATGACTGATTGGTTTAATGAGAACACTAATGTTAAAGGACACTTCTTACCTGCTGGGGTATATGATAAAGAGTGTTACATCCATGAGGATTATAATAAAGATGAGTTTGAGTATGATGTAATATTTGTTGGTAGTAAAAGGTATCATCATGAACATAAATACCGTGCAGAATTAATAGACTTTTTAAGACGAATCTATGGTAAAAGATTTTTACACGTTGGTGGAGATGGAGACACTGGAACTGTACGTGGAAATGATTTAAATAGAATTTATGCAAAAAGTAGAGTAGCAGTTGGTGATAGTCTTAACATTGATTTTAATTATCCATACTATACAAGTGATAGATTATTTGAAAGTACTGGTCGTGGTGGATTCACTATCTACCCTCGTATTAAAGGTCTTGAAGAATATTTTATTGATGGAGAAGAAATTGTTTTTTATGAGCATGGCAATCTTGAAGATCTAAAATCTAAGATAGATCAATATCTTAGTGATGATTTAAACAGAGAACTAATTAGATTGAATGGTCATAAAAGAACAAAGAATGAGCATACCTATGTTCATCGTTGGCACAGCATTATAAATGAACTTGGTTTGTCTTAATAAATTATTTATATATAATAATCATTAAATCATCATATCTTCCAAGATGTCTAAGATCAATTATTTTATAGTTAAAATTAGTTAAGTGTTTTACAAGATCATCAAGATCTTCATTTGATGCAATATCTTCAATAAAATACTTGCCGCCAACAGACAATTTGTTAAAATAAATATCAAAAGTTTTTATTTGAAATTCAGATGTGTGAACTCCATCATCTATAATATAATCAAACATATTATCTTGAAAAATATCTGCATCATTTTTTATGGTTGAATCAATTGTAAATACATTGTATGGTAAATCAGATACTGATTTTGGCAATATCCCATTAAATTCAAAATATGGATCTATTCCATATATTTTTGCATCATTAAACCATTCATCCCATAAAACTAAAGAGCCTCCATTATGGATACCAATCTCTAACAAAACTGTTTTATCTTTTTTGTCTAACTCTTTATCGTATATTTCAATATAATTGTGACAAGTACCTTTATCTGTAGGTTTATTTAATTTTTCAAAAATAGACATTAAACTCATAATTAAATTATTTCCTTTATTTTTGCAACATCTTTATCAAATCGAATGTTTTTATAGAGCGCATAGTTTTCTTTGTCTTGAGACTGGCTTGACCAACCTCTTAAATATGTTTCGTCTACTTGAGTTTTTTTGTTATCTGGATGAATATGCTCCCAAACAACATTATCAAAATAGTTTATGCTTCCTATAGCAGTGCCCAAGTCTAACCAAAACTTATCTATATACGAGTGTTTTAATTCTGGTGGTGCCATATACCCAATACGCTTAATAATTTCAGAACTTATTACTGAGCATGTAGGCAGTTCTTCTTTTTTATAAAGGTCGTTGCCATAAGATATACCAATTTTTTTTGATAGTGGATTTATTAACATTTTATCCCACGCATATGTTTGCAAGAGGTGATCGTCTCCAATAAATGAAATAAACTTATAATCATTACAGTATTTTTTAGAAACTATGTTTAATTTTTCATTAAGCATTAGTGGTTCGCCTACTTCATAGATAACGTTGTCAAACCTTAAATAATTAGATTCATCATCAAAATCAAGGATAAAACAAACATCGCTAACTGTAGAATTTTTAAAAAAATACTCTAAAAACCTTTCTTGATTTTTGGGCCTTCCTCTGGATGGCACCAATACAAGTAAATCCTTCATTTAAACATTGTATCACAAGACCTTGTGCTATAATATTATAGAACTAAACAGATAGGGTAATATGAATATATTGATCACAGGAGTTGCTGGTTTACTAGGAAGCAGCATTGCAAGAAGCCTTTCAAATCATAATGTTGTTGGAGTAGATAATCTAGTTGGTGGTTATATTGATAACATACCCTCAGAAATTAAATGGGTCAATAAAAATTGTAATGAATTAACAAAAGAAGACTTCAAAGATATTGAAGTTGTAGTTCATGCAGCGTGTACTGCACATGAAGGTCTTTCTGTTTTTTCTCCTAAGTTTATTACAGATAACACATATGGAAATTCTATGAATGTTTTGAGTTGTGCAATTCAGGCGGGTGTAAAAAAGTTTATATTTACATCGAGTATGGCTAGATATGGAACTCAAGACACTTTGCCTTTTACAGAAAACATGATACCAAAACCACAAGATCCATATGGTATTGCAAAACATGCTTTTGAGTTAACATTAAAAAATCTTTCAAAAACTCATGGCATGGAATTTGTTATTCTTGTACCACACAACGTTGTTGGTCATGGACAAAACTACACAGATCCTTTTAGAAATGTTGCTGGAATTATGATTAACAGAATGCTTCAGGGAAAGCAACCAATTATTTATGGTGATGGTAATCAAAAAAGATGTTTTTCTGATATGAGAGATATTATTGATCCATTTCACAAAGTTATTTTTTCTGATGTGGCTAATGGAGAAGTAATTAATATTGGTCCAGACAATAACTTTATAACAATTAATGAATTAGCAGAAGAGATAGCCTCCATTATTGGTTTTGATTTAGATCCAATTTATTTAGATGCAAGACCTTCTGAAGTAAGATTAGCCCACTGCTCTGCTGATAAAGCAAGAAAGTTGCTTGACTATTCAACACATTATGAATTAAAAGAAATTTTGTCAAACATGGTTGATTGGGTTAAAATAAGAGGAACTGGACCGTTTAATTTTAATTTACCAGTTGAAATTCAAAATAGTTTAACTCCAAAAACTTGGGTAAACCAGGATATATTTAATAAATGAACAATAAACTAAAGTTTTCATCAACGCAAGAAAGATTATTGGTAGATGAGTTAGTAAATTTATTTTTTTTAATTCAGGAAGAAGTAAAGCCAAAGATTAGCATTGAATTAGGAGCCAACTCTGCAGAGTTTTCTCAAAAAATAAAACAAGAGTATCCAAATATTAAATCTTGGGCATTTGAGGCTAACCCATACGTACATAAACACTATGCCGACAGTTTGCAAGATGTTGGAGTAGAATATATAAATGCTGCAATTACAAATAAAATAGGTAAAACTAGGTTTCTTATTCAAGAAGCATATTTAAATAATGGAGAGTGGGACGGTAAAAGAATTAATAGGCTTATAGGAAATAATAGTCTTTTAATACGTGATCAAGACGATGTTTTGTATTCCGCCCCAAAAGTTGATTGCAATACTTTAGATGGATTTTTTATAGATTCGAATATTTTAAATAGTGATGATACAGTTTGTATTTGGATTGATGTTGAGGGAGCAATTGAGCAAGTACTTAGCAATTCATATAAAACATTAAAACAAACAGATTCGATATTTATTGAAGTAGAAGACTTTAAGTTTTGGCATGATCAATGGCTTGCTGAAGATGTTATAAAATTTTTAATATCTCAAGATTTTGTTCCAATAGCCAGAGACTATGAGCATGAAAAACAAAATAATTATATATTTATAAAGTCAAAACTTATGGATAATAATAAAATACTGGATCTTGTTAAAAATTGGCAAAACCTATATGAAAGCATTGAGTACTAAAATGAAATACGTTGTTGGTCTTCCATACAGAGTTAAGTCTTTTAGGGACAGTCTTATGGCAACGTGTAAACTAGAAAATGTTTTTGAAATTGATAATACTGAAAACAATATTGGGTTTTCCGCAAGCCATAATCTTGGAATACAAAAAATGTATGATGACGGCGCTGATTGGTATATAGTTATGAGTGCTGCTGTTCGATTTGGTGAGCCTGGTGGGTTAGATTTTATTGAAATATTAAAAAATACAGAGTGTGTTATAGTTGAGGCACTTGGTGTTTATGGATGGCATTTTATAGCATTTCATAAAACCTTAATTGATAAGGTTGGACTATGGGATACAAACTTTACTCCGTATGGTTACGAAGACTTTGACTACAGCATGAGAATTCAAAGAGCATTTTTATTAGAATATGACGATCATTGGAAAAAAATTGTAGAAAATAAAACAATGTGGGACAAAGTTAAGATCGACATCAAAGACACAATAATGGCACACAGTTTAAAACTTGGCGGCGTAGATCCAAAAATGGGCAAAACAAGAGAATATTATAATAAAAAATGGGGAAGATATCCTTCAACTAGTGAAGATCCATATAACTCTTATTTTTACCCTTTTAATAATTCAGAAAATGGTTTAGGATATTTTACAAACGATTACTATAATCACTGGATAATAAAAGAATCTAAAAAAGAAAAACAAAATTTTATTGAAGCAGTAGTTACATGTTTATGTGGAAATTCTTTTAAATCAATGTCTGTTAGCGGGGCGCTGGAAGTTAATACTTGTGCTGCATGCGATCCTGCTGAATTTATGCAAGATGGAACTAAATAATGAACAATATTAAAACCTATTTATATTCTTTTAATGAAGAAGACTGTGCTGCCGATAAGTGGGATTATGGTCTTTTAAAAGAAATGTTTGACAAATATAGTATAGAGCAAATCAAAGTTAATTCTTTGCCAATAGAAGAAAGAGCATTTGTTGTAATTCCTGGACCACAAAATATAGGACATGAAGAAGATATATCAAAAGAGTTAAAAAATATATCTAGATTAGTTTTATTTATAACAGGGGATGAAGAAGGAGTTTTTGGTATAGACAAAATAAATCATCCTAATGCTGAGGTTTGGATTCAATACCCTCATAAAAAACATGATAAGTACAATAAACTTCCAATTGGTGTGCCACAGCATCTAAAAAATAATTTACCTAATTATAAAACTAAAACATATGATGTATTTTTTGGTGGACAAATCACACATCAAAGGAGACAACAGTTAGCAGAAGTAATGCCCTCGATTGAGAATGCCCTATACAAGCCTACAGACGGCTTTGCTAAGGGAGATAATCCAGTTGACTACTATGACAACCTAATGAATTCAAAAATTGCTCCTTGCCCTGCTGGTGCCGTATCAATTGAATCATTTAGGTTATTTGAAGCAATAGAAATGATGACTTTACCAATAGCAGACCTTGTAGATTCAAGTGGTTTAAAATATAATTTTTATAAAAATGTTTTTAATGAACTGGTTCCATTTTATCAAACAAGACATTGGAGTGAATTGCCCATAATTGTATTAAATTTATTAGAAGAATATCCAAAAAATATGCATAATGTGGTATGCTGGTGGATTAAATACAAAAGAGATCTTGGAATAAAATTAATGGAGCAAGTAAATGCAAAAATCTGACGTAACAATTATAATTCCAACATCTTATATACCTAGTCATCCTAGTATTAAAGTAATAGAAACAACAATTAAAAATACCAGATTTCATTTTCCAAATAATGAAATTATTTTACAAATAGATGGACTTAGAGCAGAACAGGCACAATATAAAAAAGATTATGATGAACATAAAAATAGGGTGCTTTGGAAATGTTTGCATGAATGGCAAAATGTATTGCCAATAATTTTTGACCAACATAGTCATCAAAGTACCATGATGAAAAAAACCATTAACTTAGTTCAAACACCATTAATTCTTTACATTGAAGGAGATCTTCCTTTAAGAACCGACAGAGATATTGACTGGAATAAGTGTTTAGACATGTTTGAACACAATAAAGCAAATACAATAAGGTTTTATTTAAGAGAAGAGATGCCACAAGAGCATGAGCACATGATGTGTGGTCAAGAAGATAGTTTTATAAAAACTGTTCAATGGAGTCAAAACCCACATTTAAGTTTTACTAGTTACTATAAAGACATTATTTTACCAAATGTTGGTGAAACAAATTATATTGAAGATGAATTTTATGGAAAGGCCCAAACTGATTGCGAGTATTTGCCTGAAGAAGAACCTGTGATTGAGGAACCATACGTTTTTAAAATTAGAAATTGGGAAGCACACAAAATGTTTATTTATTATCCAGACAATGGACAAAACTTAAGTAGGGTTTTACATTTAGATGGAAGACAAAGCACTAAAAAATTTACACAAGATGATGACTTTTGGGAATATACAAGCATTGAGGATGCAAAAAAAATATTAAGACAATCAGAAATGTTTAAAGATGACAAGGATATTTTATGAGATTAGGAATTATTGCTAGATCTGATAACACTGGATTAGGCAATCAAACACGGGAATTAGTTAAAATGCTTAATCCCGACAAAATTTTATTGATTGATTCAAAACATTTTAATGGTAATAAGCAACATCCAGAATGGTATAAAGATTACAATGTAATAACTACATCAGTTGGGTTTCCAACAAAACCAGAAGTAATAGAATTTTTAAGGGATATAGATATAGTTTTAAGTTGTGAAACTTTTTATAGGCAAGACTTTTTACATTATGCCAAACGAAGAGGCATTAAAACAATCTTACAATATAATTTTGAATTCTTATTAAATATGTCTGTTCCAGAAGCAGAACTTCCAGATGTTTTACTTGCTCCAAGTTTATGGAACATAGATCAAATTGAAAAAATGGTTGATGGCAGATGTAAAATAATTTCCCTTCCACCGCCAACCGATTCAACTTTGTTTGAAAATGTTAGACAAAACAATATGTCAAAAAATCATAATAGATTATTACATGTTGGTGGAAAGTTTGCAGCAAAAGATAGAAATGGAACTGAAACTGTTTTACAAATGCTTAAATATTCAAAAGCAAATTACGAGTTAGTAATTACAACACAAAAATTTCCAGAATTAAATCTAAAAGATTCAAGAGTTACAGTTAACAATAATAATCCAGAGAATAGAGAAGAACTTTATAATGGATTTGATGCTATGGTTTTGCCAAGAAGATATGCTGGTTTGTGTCTTCCAATGAATGAGGCATTGATTAGTGGACTGCCAGTATTTATGACAAATATATCTCCAAACAATTTAATTCTTCCTAAAGAATGGTTGGTAAAATCTGAACATGTTAATAGTTTTCAGGCCAAATCATTAATAGATGTTTATGAAGGAAGTCCTGAACATTTAGCAACAATTGTTGATGATTATATGAATAACAAAGATAAGCGTGAAATGAAAGATTCTGCGTTACAAATAGGATTAAATAATTTTGCTAAAAATAATCTAAAGGATAAATATTTAGATCTTATCGCTCATATGTAGATTTTTCTGGAAAGTTTGTAGTTAAATAATCTAACAAAAACACAAAAGAACTATCTGCGCTAGACAAGTAAGGAATTTGTTCTTTGTCTTGGTTGTATGATAATGCAACTAATGCACCACCTTTGTGAACCTTTACATCTTTTACTGTTTCTCCACCAATATTAAATGTATTTCCATACTTTGATCTCCAAAGTGTTGTATAATTTTCTTCAAGAATAGTTATTAATTTACTTTTTTTCATTGGCATTGGCACGTGAAGTTCGTAACTAATGGGACTTGGTATGTTTCTTTTTTGTAAATAAGAATATGTTTTTCCTAATCTATGTAAATAAGTAGATCTAATCCCAAGATTATGATACTGATTTATTTGATCTTCAAGTAATCCATTATTATATATTTTTATTTCATTTACCTTATTTGTAATATAAAAATCATCATTCATTAATATAAAATCTTCGGGTATTTCTTCAGAGGCACAGGCAGCCCTAAGATTGTTAAGTGCATTTTGATACTTATGTTGATTTTGTAATACTGGAATATAATTGCCAAGATACCAATCTGGTTTTCCACCAACTACCCAAATTTTTGGATCATTAGTATTTTCTACAACAGATCTAATTGAATATCTAAGTTCTTCGTTTTCACCATCTTTACATATGTATACAAAATTCATAAGTTTCCTTTATATAAAAAAATAGGGACAGAAATATCCATCCCTATTTATTAAGTATAATTACTTTACAGCCTTTTTAGCAACTTTCTTTTTTGCTGCTTTTTTAACTGGTTTGATATTTTTAAGTGCAACTTCTACATCTTTTGCAACTGCATCAAACTTACCAAAAGATTTGTCTTTTGGATTTGCTGCACGAAGTGCGACTGGAACTAGGGCTGCTACAAGTGCTGCCCACATATCTTTAGGATCTGTAATTCCAGCGGTATACAAAGCAATTACTGCTGCAAGAACTGAGCGACCGTAACTTGAAAGCATTGCTTTTAGTTGTTCTTTATTCATTTAATCACCTCTTTCATATACCATTATAGCGTATATTGCTATAAATCTTTTTATTTTTGCTCAACTATAGGCTTGAGTTTTTCTAAAATAAACCTTAATTTTGCATCTGAGTATAAATCTGCTAACTTTGGCTGTTCAATTTGTTGTTCACAATATAAGATAATATCATTAACAGTAGCCATTGTTTCCTCAATATAATTAAAAGCCACGTCTCTAGAGTCTGATAGAAATTTAATAAAGTTCTCTTGAGTTTCATCCGTTTCATTTTTAATCAAATCTAACTGATCTTTTAAGGTTTCAGAAAAAGCCTTTAGTATTCTTTGATCAAGAACAAGTTGTTTTAACATTGTTTTTAATGTATATACCTTATAGGACAAAGATATAATAACGCACATGCTTAAAAATAATCCAGTAAACGTAATTAAATTAAAGAACTGCATTTAACAACTCATTTCTTTCTTCATGTGTTGGCCAATAATATTGGCAAGGAACTTTGCGTTCTGGACAGCACGGAACATTGTATGGGCTTGATTCTGCATACTGATATTTAATATAATAGATAGGATCTTTTTTAAATAGATTAGCCTTGTGGGTTGTTGTAATACGCATTACTTTATTATCATTAGACCAGAACATTGGCGGAGTCTTTCCCCATCTACCCGAACATTTTGCTTTAAGATCATTAAGGTTATTCTCATTGTTTATTGTCTTAATACCGCGAATCTTAGCCTCTTCTATCATGTGCTGTATATAAGACCACAGGCCAGTCTCATAGCCTTTCCACATAAGCACTGCAGGGTGATTACGCCATGCTCCTGAGATAGACTCTCCAGACAACACCTTGAGTATTTGATACCCTTCAAGGATTTGTTTATTAAGTCTTTTATTGTCTAAAGATTTTGCGGTATATGAAATGTCGCTAGACGGCAGAAATGTTTGCATTTTTACTCCTATCTAAATTAAAATTAAAGAGCATCTGTATTAGCAAATGCTCTTTAGTATTTAATGCTACAAAGCAGACATGTATCCAGTTGAAAGATATCTACCAGATAGCCATTGATTGTTTGTAGGTATTGTTTTAGCAAGTAGAAAGTTGTAGGTTTCATCAAAAGAACCCTTAAGATTTAAAACCCAATAAGCAGATAATGTCGCAGTCGCGTTTGAAGTTCCTGCGGTGAATGTACGAGATCCATCTCTATTAGTTACATACCATCTACCATTTAAATAGAAGTCTGTTTGGTTCCAACCATTTGAATACCTTGCTATAGTTGGAACTGCTTTAATATCATATGCAGAGCGCCCATCAATTGATGTATTATCTGTTGCTCCAACTGAAACAACATCATTAATACAAGCAGGTGAATTTACTGCTTTTCTATTTTGTAGATTGCCTGTTGCAGCAATTACCGGAATATTTAATTGTTTTAACGCTAAGACTTGCTCTTTCATACCATCTGGGACTGCACAATTAGCCTGAATTGAACCCTGAGAAATATTTACAGCGGCAATATTATATTTCTGAGCATTGGCAATCACCCAATCAAGTGCTGTCTTTACTGGTCTTAGAGAATAAATATCTACTTGTCCAGAATCTGTAACGCCAACTATTCTAATTGGAATTATTTTGACATCTGGATTTACTGCTAAGATAACGGAAATCATTTGAGATCCGTGATTTAGTGTTTTGTTTGTACTTTTTGGAATTGCTGCTGCTCCAAGACCTTCCATATAATTTTTTCCATTGGCACAGAGATATCTTTCAATAATACAAACCTCAGTTGCAATTGATTGTTGAAATAGGTTTGTACCTGTATCAATTACAACAATTGATGAAGGCGTAGTTGCTTGAGATGGTGCTGGAACAAATGTTCCAAATAAAATTAATGCTAATAGTGCAGATACTTTATACTTCATTGCTTTCCTTTTCTATTGTAGTTATAGTGGTTTTCTAACTAGTAAAACTATTGCCCCTTCTGATTCCAAGGCTTTTTTAACCCTTACCATATATTCTACAGCAAGTCTCTTGTCCCTGTCAAATAACTGCATGAACTTATTTTCATCTGCTCTTACTGTAATAAAATGCTCATTGTCAATAATGTCTACGCCAAACCCCTGTGGAGCAGTAATAGATCTAACGGCTCGTTTCATTGCATCTGTATACATTTTACCTCATTGTCAGATTCTGCCATATTTCAGACCATTTAGATTTTGTTTTGTGGCTATTAAACTCTCTAGATATTTTACCTTTGTCCAAATAAATACCGCCCCAAATTCCATATTCTTTCTGTGATATACCTACAGCAAAACATGTTGCTGCTACTGGACACTTAAGACACACGCTGTCAACACCATGACGAATATCTGGAGTTTCTTCATACTTATCAAAGAATAAGTTTGTATCAAAATCTTTACAAGCAGCACTTTCTTTCCATAAATGTTTATTCATATTGTTTATACTTATCTGGCATAGTCCAGCCATTGCGGTTTGCTACATATCTTTTTTGAATATTCCATTTATTGTTTTTATATACTCCGTTTTTTTCAAAGGCAGCAGAATCTAATGGAGTTAGTTCAACAACATCCCAACCATCCCAAGACAACTTGCTATTAGTAGAAACAATAGTTTCCATTTGTTTTAAATTATTTACAATCATTATTACTCCTTAGTATTGGAATGTTCCAAATTCAAAATCTTGCGCTTGTGCAAGTTTTGCTACATTTGATAGTGCCTGGTTTGGTTTTGATAAATAGGAAAAGTAATCAATCTCATGTAAATTTTCTTCAACCCATGTATAATGAACCTTGATAAACTTAACTTTGATTCCTCTAGCCTTTAGATTTCGTTCTGAAACATTACAAAACTCAGAAGCAAAATCATTTACATTTGATGGCCCTAATGAATATACAATAAACTCATGATCAGTTTCTTTTAAACCAGACATCATTACACCCATAGAACGAAGGAAAACAGAATACTCATCGAACTCATTGGTTCCCTGTACTACGACCTTCATTTCTTTTTCCATTCTTTAGGTGATCTAATATATCTAACATCTTTGCTACTTCTTTATTATCCATATTTGTAAAGTCAATTGGTCTTGCATTTTCCCTATCGACTTCACCTTCTTCTACATCTGCTTGATAAAACACATTATTATTTACCCAGTAAGCGGTTGGGCCGATAACTAAAACACGAAAGGTATTTTTTTCTTTCAGTTTTGTGGTTTGAGATACACGCTTTATCTCTATACCTTCTGGCAAAAGGCTAGAAATAATACTGTGAATCCTAGTCTGACTATATTTAATTTTTGGCAAAACTTTTTTTTCTTGTTTCTTTACTGTATAAAGTATAGCCCAAATGCCATAGATTGTCAACAATAAAAGAACAATTTGATTCATGTATCTATTGTATCACTGTTGCGATAAAATTCTTTTGATTTCGTTCAGAACTGTTTTATAAATATCATCTAACCAAGAAATAGCATTTTCATCAAAAGCCTTTTCTGTTAGTCCAACATCTGGATTATCTTGCAGTAAATCAATTATTAAAAATCCTTGTTCCCATAAAAACATTACCTCACGGTTTAATTGTGTTTGATGTATGTCAAATAGATCTGGATTAATATCTTTTAATTTGTCGGTAAAGTTATAAATTGCTTCACCTTCTTCATTTAAGCCAACATACTCAATTGCACCTTGTTCAACTAGGTCTATAAAAATAAGATCTTCTTCTCTCATTGGTATGACTCACCTTGCAATCTATTTTCAACAAGTCTTTCTCTTTCATCTAGGAAAGAGTAGGCATAGGCCAACATTTTTTCTTTTCCAATTGGATCATTCATAATTTTATTATAATGGTGGCTACAAAACATTAGTTCGCCATTTACTCCAGTTACAGATACATATGCCTGTGCTGGACAAGAATCACACCTATCTAGGGGTGTAAGAAGCCATTTGCGTTCATCGGTTTGCTCAGTCATTCTATTCATATTATACCTTCTTATTGTCGGTGGAATAAAAACCCTTACTATTAAATTGTACACCAAATGGAGTGTATTGTCTAGTTAGGACACCGTTGCATTTTTCACAAAAATATTTAGGCTCATCTTCTAAGATAGATCTTTCTTTAGTGATGTTTATTGCACAACTATTACATAAATATTCATATTTTGGCATAATTTAATCCTAAAGTGATGGTATTGTTATTTTTCGTTTAGGGCATTTAATAGATTTAATTGCAAACAATTCTTTTTCATCTACAGATAAAGACCATCTAATTTTAATAGATACCCAATTCATAATGTATTGACATTTATATTTTTGATTTGTTGGCATCCACTCAGCAGGATCTCTGTCTGATTTAGAACGATTTGAAGCACCAGTAACTGCAATTAAATGTATTGTATCTGTTTGATCATTTGCATATAGTTCACGCTTTTTATCATCCCATGCAGAGGCCCCAGAATCCCACGCTTCTGCAAGTGGAACCATATGATCTACATCTAATTTTCCAGCATCAATTACTTTTACACTGTCATAAATACTAAGCCATTCTCCGCCTTTAATCACACAACCTTTTTCAACAATTGGTTTAACAATTGCCTCTGAAATAATTACTGCTTTACGTGAATCACATCCATTACCAACCCCTACCCAATGCTTAAACTTAGTCCTTACATATCCTGTACGTGACTCTGGAGTGACCTTAAGAACTTTAATAGCATCCTCTGTGGATTTATAGGAAACAATGCTTGGTGTGGCAGCAGTCGCTGGATTAGTAAAGATAAAACTAATTAATAATAAGGCTAAGACTTTTTTTGATTTCATTTTTGTCCTTTTGTTTTTACTGGCTCTCCAGTAATTCTGTCTTTTCTATATCGTTCAGTTCCATCTTTATTTAAAGCAACGATATTTCCATCACGCAGGATCATATGATTAAAACCAATCTTAGTCTTAGCCTTGAATGACATTACTTTGCTGCCTTCTTTGCTACCTTTTTTGCTGCTGGACGTTCTAATTTTACTTCAAGTGGAGTTGCTTCTTCACCTTTATAAATTGGACGACCCCAGCCAACAATAGTATTGACTAATTTTTTCTTATTATCTTTTACATATGCCCGAGTTTTTTCGGCACACATTCCACCATTACGTTGATCTCCTTTAGCAGATCCAGCAGTATTTCCTTCAATGGTTTGAATAGTTCCATCGCCATTATTTTTAATACATAGACCTACGTGAGAAATACGATTTACTCCATCATCTGGAAAGTCAAAATAAATCCAGTCTCCAGGTGTTGGATCATCATTGCGAGCATCTGCCCATCGTTTATTTTTCTTAAACCAATCTGATGCTGTTACTGTTGAAGCAGACTTTGGATATTTCTTTGGATCTAGCCCTGATGTAAATGCAGACCAAGAAACAAAAGACTGGCACCAAGGAAGGAAATTTGCACCTGTCCATTTACCATATTTTGTTTCATTGTCTTTTGGACCTTCAATAGTTCCAACTTCTTTTTTAGCAATTTCAACGATTGCTTCTACTGTACCTTTTTCTGCCATTTTATTCTCCTTTGTTAGTGTGCAAAGACATGCTAATTAATTATATCATGTTGATATTAATTATTTTGAGCCTCTTGTAAGAATCGAACTTACGCATCCCGCTTACAAGGCGGGGGCACTGCCACTATGCTAAAGAGGCATTGTTTTATTTTTATTCTAGTATCTTAAATACTACTTGACAGGGATCTCCACCTTCATCCCATTCTTGTGCTTCTTCTGGAGTCATGTATGGATCTCCATCATGTGTATTGCAAAATGGTGTTGTTATCCATCCCCGATCAATTCCATTATTGATCCATATATCAAATTCTAATTCATCTGTTTTATTTATAGACATATATATCCTTAAATACTAACTGTATCAATTGGGCCAAGACATGATGTAGAAAATTTAATAGCAGATTGAACTGCATTAATAGATCTTTTGCGAGCATCTTTTTGATTTTCTGTAGCGTGTAAATGTCCCAATGCATATTGCATTCCAGATCCCATTACTAAATAATCTCCAGTGTATTGTGTTAAAGACATATCTGCAGCACTATGTTCAAAGATCTTTCCTTTAACGCAAATGATCATTCCAAAATCAGAATCTTTTGATACATCTACCCACCACTCATTATAAAAATCACGAAGTTCTTTAATAAATTTAGTGTACATAAATTTTTCAATATTATTTCCAGTTGGCACTGATGGTTTAAAATTATGTTTTATTCTATCGCCATCCATAGTTCCTGCATATCCAAATAGATATGGGCCTTGCTGCCAAACTTTTGACGTGGCACACTGAAGTATGATATCATCGTCAGACACGCCTCTTTCGCCAGACATATAGATCTTTTCATCTTTACGAACAACGGCAATACAGGTCACAAAAGAACCCCTTTACTAGTAGATACATTAATTGTACCACCTAAAGGGGTCCTATGTCAAAGAAGGTCTTTGTCCTTATTTAGCCTTTTTGTCCACTGAAGAAAATGCTGCATTGATCTCTTCAATCGTGAGTTTGCCATCGTCAAGAAACCCTCTAGCCAGTCTCTCAACTACTGTTGCAACTCCTAACGTTCCAGCCAAGATAACAGCCTTTGCTGTGCTAATTCCTACTACTGCTCCAGCACCTATTACAGATAGTCCTGATGCTGCAAATACCGCAACAATTCGCATAAAAATATTATTTATGCTTGCAATTGCTCCTGATCCGACTTGGGTAGCCTCTTCAATTTGTTTTGCTCTTGCCATCTTTATTCCTTTCTATTTCTGATTGGACTTGTAATTATCCAAAGAGCAGTTGTTGCCATGATTCCATAGCCAACAATAGTCTTTGCACTTCCATCCAGAACAACCCAAGCAATAAACATACCGAGAAGGGTCCATGCTTGGTCCACCATATCTTTTAGGATATTTTTTATTATTCTTACCATCTTCTTCCTCCTCTTGAACCTGGTGAATTGGCTCCTCCGCCTCCGCCAGAACTTCCTCCGCTAGTAGAGCCACCTGTGGCTCCTCCTGTTGCTACTGCTGCTGCGTTAATTGCAGCACCTGTTGCTACAACTGTTGCTACAACCATATCTGTTGCTTCTTCTCTTTCTTCTTCAGTCATGTCAGCACCAATACTTCCAATTGCTGCAAGTGCTGCTCCTGGATCTGTAAATATTGCTTCTACCAATGCACCTGCATCTTCAACTAATTCAATATTTGCAGCAACTTCTGCAGTAATAACCAATGCATTTCCATTCTCATCTGTACGAACTTCAATTGGTGTTTCAGGTGGTAGGTCTGCATATGAAACTCCAGATGTCTGAACTTGTTCTGCTGATATTGATTCTCCAGGTTTAAGGTTTTCAATTAATGCCTCAACAAGAATTTCTTTTTGTTCTTCAGTTAATTCTTTTCCATCTTTTGCTTCTTCAAGTATTTCTTTTAATTCTTCTTCAGCAGCCTTTTCTTCTTCTGCCTCAATAGCCTCTGCTTCTGCAATTTCCGCTAACTCTTCTGCAATTTCTGCTTCTTCTTCTGCTATGGCTGCTTCCGCTTCTGCTTTAGCATTTTCTATTTCTTGTTCCATAGCCTCTTGTTCAGCAGCAATTCTATCTGCTTCTGCTTGAGCATTTGCTTCTTCTTGTGCATTTGCTTCTTCTTGTGCAATGCGGTCTGCTTCTGCCTGTGCTTCTGCTCTCATCTGTGCTTCTATTGCTTCAAGTTCTGCTGCTATACGATCTGCCTCTGCATTTGCATCAATCTCTGCCTGTATCCTTGCTGCCTCTTCAGCCATTTCTGCTGCTTCTTCTGCTAATTTTGCAGCAAGTTCTGCTGCTATTCTATTTGCTTCTGCATTGGCTGCAGCAAGGGCTGCAAGTCTGTTTGCTTCCGCTTGTGCTGCGGCTGCTTGTTCTGCAATCATTGCTGCTGCTTCAGCCTGTATCCTTGCTGCCTCTGCTTGTTGTGCTGCTGCTTGGGCTGCTACTTGTGCTGCAATTGCTGCTTCGGCTTGTGCTTGTGCCAGTGCTTGGGCTACTGCTTGGGCTGCTGCTGCGGCTTCTGCTGCTGCAGCCTCTGTTGCCAACCTTATAGCCTCTTCTTCTGCAGCAATGGCTGCTAGTCTTGCATTTTCTGCATCAATAATCGCTTGGGCTGCTGCCTCTTCTGCAGCAATTTCTTCTGCAGTTTTACCAATTTTTAATGTAACCACATTTGAATTTTCAGAATATAAAGGTAGTGTGTCATTATCTGATCTAATATGAAATGACCATACTGTTCCACTTGGCATTAGACTTTCAAGTAATGAGTGGCTAATTGTTATTGTTGTATTGAGGGAGTTAGGGCCACCAACATTTCCAGTTGCAATACCCCAGCCATTTTGTCCCTGAGTATTAAGACCTATAGCATATCTTTCTGGTTGAATATTGCCAGTATTTGGGGCTTCCCAAGTTAATACCGTTGATGTTTCTCCATCTACTACTGTTAAATTTTGTGGAGCACCTATGGTATTTATTATTGGGGCTGCTTGTGAAGTAAATGCTGATGCTGGAATAATATCCATAGATCCAGATTGATCCCAATGAAGGAATACATTTGCTCCCCCGCCATTTTCATAGTACATCAATTCTATAGTTTTTGGAACTCCTGCTGTAAAAGAAACTGGAGCACTTGTAGTTCCTCCACCACCTTTATCAACCCAGTCATTTGTTATTAAAGTTCCATCAAGATATAGTTTAGTTCCATCATCTGCTGTTGCTAAAAATGATATTTCTTGGGTTGTATTGCTAAGTATTGATCCTGTAAATCTTACAATG